AAATAGTACTAGCAAAAGCATCTTGCATATCTTGTTTAGGATCGGCTAATCCCCACCCAAATTGACCCCATTGTTTTGGAATAAAACATATTTGACTAAAAGGAGCTGATAAAGAATATTCATTATCTTCATATTTAAATCTATAACTAAATCTTACAAATCTTTCTTCTATTAAATCTTCATCTCCCGTAAAGCCACTATTATAATCTGGATTAGCTCCTACTCTTACCTTATCAGAAATATTATTTACTCGAACATCTTTAGTCAAAGTTACTAAAGCATACTTATTAAGAGGATATTGGGTGCTTGTACATAAAGTTATAACTGACTGTATTATTACTTCATCGGCTATTGTTAATGCCAATCCACTAACTGGATCTGTAATAAAATTACCAGTAAAATTATCACTAGTTATATAATCCCCTACTTTAGGGGTTGGTTGTGGAGAATTTTCTGTCCCGACTACATTAGTAAAGTCATAAACTATAGCAAATTGAGTCCCTGCTGTTATAGTAAAAGGCGCAGCTGCAGGAGTTACAGGATTATTAGGATCATTAGCATCTCCAACCCCAACAAAAACCTCTGTTTCAAAACCATTTTCATTTAATATACTACTTTCATTAGTCATTGTAGGACGAGAAAAAGTAAGTAGTCTATTTATAGGGGGCGTAGGCGCTAGAATAAAATTATTATATATAGTTACCACTAATGCATTTATAGCTATTACTTCCCATAAATCTTGAGCGTTTTGATTTTCTAACCCACTGACAATATCACCAATTTTTATACCTGTAGTGGCGGTCATAGTTAAATTATAACCCCTTAAACCAGCGCCAGGTGCGGCTCCACTTACAGCATTTAAAATATTTTGCTGTAATACTAAAGGAGTTTCATAAGGATAATATTTTGCAACTGAAATTTGATCTTCTCTAGTATAATGGATTGGCGTATTTAACGGTGTAGGGTTAGCTAATTCTACGTTTATTTTTCTAGGTTGATTTCTATTATCAGTCCAATATAATAAATCATCTAATAAATTTATACCAAATATTTTATAATTTTTATTTAAATTTAAAAAATCACCAACAACTAATAATTTTAAAGTATTTGTAGTAACATCTAATTCATGAATCATGTTGGCAAATCCAATAGTCATCACATCTAAATTTAGAAGAGTTATAGTAGTATCAAGAGTTATATTTGTAGCTGTTACATTTGTAACAACTGGAGCAATTGTAGGTATAGCTCCATTCCAACTATCACCTCTTAATAACATACCAACTTGTATACCAGAAGCCTGTGGATCAATAACAGTACCAGCCGCGGTGGCTAATGTAATAGTAGTTCCTGTTTGCCCTACACTAGAATAAGCTACTTTATCTCGTGGACATACAGCTTCAAGAGAATATGCAGCACTAATAATATATATTTTATTATTTTTTTCACTTGTAAATTGGCCTATTACTTCAGCGCCAGCACCAGTTAATAAATTAACAGCCTCTGTATTACCTAATACATTCTCAAATTCTCCTACGCTTGAACCTTGTGATCTACTAATTTGTAGATTTTGAGCATCTCGGTATTCGCCATTGGGTATCAACCTATCATCTAAGTCTTTATTCATCTTAGATTTTAGAAAAGTATTCTTTATTTCTGGCATTTAATTAATGTTTTATCCATTTAGATTTTCCACGCATTACTTGAACTATTTCATCAAGTTTAATATTTGATAATCTTATTTTAGCATTTCTTAATTTAGAACTTGCTTCTCTTTTTAATCGTTGTACTATATATTCTGGTTGATTAATTCTTGTCGCTAATATTGCATGACTTAAATATGCGTAAATTGCAGCTTCAGCTAATTTAGGTATCCTGCTATCTAAATCATAAGCAAGTCCATCAGAAAGATATTCTAAGATAATTAATCTTCCATTTAAATTACTTGAAAAAGATACTTTACCTTCTCTTTCATTTAATGTAAACCATCCATTATATTGAGCATATTGAGGATCCATTCCATATTGTTCACCCCAGCCCCAATACCAGTAACCACCGTTACCCCAATTGTATCCAGCCCAGTTTAAACCTTGGTTATATAATTCCCAATTAAAATCTTGATTTATCCAACTTACATTAGCATTTTTCCATCTATCTTCTGTAATTGAAGTACCTTGAGTATTTTCTCCAAAATTATCTTGAGTAGGAACCCCGAGATTATCTTGTAAAGGCATTGTATAAGGATTGTCTGTTAAGTTATTTGCAGGGTATATAATTCTTTGTACACCTAATTGATCAATCCATGACATACGCACATAGTTAACATAGTCTTGAGGTAAGACAACGCTTAGGCTAGGTGGAATATTTAATTCTTGCGATTTAACACTTTTTAATGTATCATAACTAAATTCTTGTAAAGCTCTTTTAGCATGAAATATTACATCTGTTCTTTTAACATCTGGTATCAATTTATCTTTACCTACATATCCTACAATGAAATTATTAACTATATCTGCGAGTGTGGTATAAGAATAACTTCCATAATTTTCTTCTACTGTAATTCCATATGCATCTCTATTACCAAAATTACCACCAGCTAAAGTTTTTAATTGACAAACTATAACTTGATTTGCAGGTAAAGGACCACCTGTTAAAGTAACTACACTACCTCCTGATTCAGGGTTGGTTACTGTATATGGGCCTAATGCAGCAAAAGCTGATCCAGGTATAAATTCTTCATAAGTAATTCCTGTAGTACTACAATATAATTTAAAATTATTTAATGCATAATCCACATTAGCAGGATCCCAATTACCAAAAACTAATTGAGTATCAAATGTAAAAGTAAAAGTGTTTACTCCTGTAGAAATAAAACCCTGCGCACCCGCGTAATATTGTTGATTAGTTTCGGTGATTAATCCACCATCTGGAATTGCCATATTTTATTAACTTTTTTCATTAGCGTCTTCAGTTGCAACAGCCTGCGAAGCCATTTGTACTATAGACGGATCTTGTATTATAACACCAGCATAAGCTAGTATTCTTAGAATTATTTCGGTTTGTTCTGATATATCTAATTCAAAATTTGTGGATAAAGAACCAGCACCACCAACTGGATCAAATAGATACTGTCCTAATCCTCCAGTAGTATAATCCCATACTACATTAGTTGGGGTAGCTAAATAAGATATATTTATATCATTAGGAGTTATAATTGTATTAGGAAATACAAATATTTGTCCTGACTCATATAAATATATGGGGAATTTTTCAGTAGGTTGAGTTAACGGGGAAAGGAATAATTGTGTTACCTCATTTCTTTGTGAATATTGTCCTAATTGTACACCTTGATACATTACAGAACCTAATCTATATAGATCAGTTACTACAGTTAAATCTATAGTAAAAGGATTAACCCCTGTTATAGCTCCAGGTGTAGATGCATTATTTATGTATTTTTGAAAGAATTGTAATTTCTGTTCAATATTTTTTACGCGATCTCCATATTCAGTATCATTATCAGGTAATCGATACTGTTGGTTTAAATCACTTGCGTAACCTTCAAATATAGTTAATTGCACCTGAGTAGCCGTTTTATTGAATTCATCAGGTGTCATATACCCTCTTTGCTGTTGGTTAAGGATTAATAAAACTGTTTTATAAACTATATCTACGTTTACTGCCATTATATTTTTATTATTTAATATAGAGGCGGACGCATCCGCCCCTTATATTATTATTGAAGTTGTTTTTCTATCGACTTATATACTTCTACCCCATCATCTGTTTTAAACCACGCAGCTAATGCTGTGTAAGGATTTTCATCAAATGGTACTGTCATCAACTTTCTATCATTACTACCCCAATGGAATGTTCTTTGATCTTGGGATAATCTAATTAACCCTTGAGATTCAGCTTTAATTCCAGCGTTTCTTAATCCTACATTTTCATCAGCCGCTAAGCTCAAAAATAATTGAGGATTTCTTTTAGCTAGTAACATTAGATCTCTTTTAACTTCTTTAGAAGATAAAGAATCTACTGCATTTCCTTGTTCTACTCTTACAATAGCTTCAGCTTGATCTACATCCATAGTTCTTGCCGCAAGTAATGCTTCTAATTCAAATTCTAAATTTACTAATTCATCAGATGCAATTTGTTTTGGTATATATTCAATATACTTACGATCTTTCATCGGATGATATAAAGACAACAACTTTTGTAAAGATACATTTCTGCTTGGAACATGTAATGATCCATCTCTAAAAGTTATATGTCCCATAGTAACTTCCCCTTTTTGTTCATCTACAAAAGGGCTATTCATATTAGTTGCATACCTTAACTCTCTTTGTTCGTTAGACGAAGTATCAAACCATAATAATGGATGTCTTCGAGTATGCTTACTTGGAATAGTAAATGTTAAAGGCTCTTTACTTCCTTTAAGTATATAAGTTCTATCTTTTATTTCCCAGCTATCTTTTTTAACTGGTTTTACTTTAATAGGTTGTGCTACATTTTCAATTACCTGTCCTTCTACAACTGGTAATTCTTCTATAGCAACCTCTTGTTTTTTGGTTTTTGCCATAATATAATATAATTAAATAGTTAAAAAATAAAGATAATGGGTGCCGAAGCACCCCTATCTTTAAAATGATTATACTCCTTGGAATAATACGAAGTTGTTAGCAGCTTGAGTTACTAAACATCTTTCTGAAAGGAAGTTAACTTCCATTGCATCAAGATCACTAGTATAAGCTCCACCTGCAGAACCTGTTAACCATGATTTCATTCTTCGGTCATCACCTTCAGAAGCTCTATATCTTACGTGTAAGAAAGGTCTTCTGATGTTAGTACCAAGAATTTGATCATAAACAGTAGTCGTACCAGCAGGGACTAATACTCCTTCTATAGAAGCAGGACCAGTCATACCACCACGCGTTGAAGCGTCGTTAAGATATTTCCAATCTGTTTTATAGAAATCGTAAGAACCTCTTCTGAAACCGCTAAAACCTAAGTTTAAAGCCATTTCTTCTGAGTTTTCAAATAATCCATAAGCAGTACCACCTTGTGCACCTGAAGAGATAGCAGCTAGCATATCATCAAAATCCAAAGCAGTTTGTCTATCTAGGAATAGCATGTTTTCTTCAATAGCTCCCTGAGTATCTAAGTTTCTAAGAATATCATCAAAGTCACCGATACCTGTAGCAGCACTAAAGCCAACCATTACGTTACCTCTATTCTGAATAGCAGCAAAAAGTCCTTCAGAACCATTTGCTTCAGTTTGAGGAACGATTGGAGAAGCAGCAGCAACAAGCTCAGCTTCAACACACATCATTTCTAAATAGTCTTCAAATCTAAGTCTTGTTTCAGACTCAGCTTTTAGATACCAAAGGTATCCAGAAGTTCCATCTTCCGTAGCAACTTCAACCCAACCTATTTGAGCCATATCAGAACCAGATACTGTGTATTTGCTTCTTACAATGATAGGATTGTTTTGGAATTGTGTGAAATTTGGATCAACACTTACGTAGCTAGTTCCAGCAACTAATGCAGGACCAGCAGCAGCGTTAGGTGTTGTAGATCCTTTTAGATATTCAGAACCGTAAACAAATATTTTTACGTTTCCTACTAATCCTGCAGCAGCAATAGTAGCAGCTGTATAAGGATCAACATTTACAGTAACTGGACCAGCACCAACGTTAGATGAAACAACTAAACACTTTACTTCTGCACCGAAATCATCCATCACAACGATAGTAGATCTTGGGGATATAACGTTAGTTACACCAGCAGGTATAGTAATAGCGTTAGCTGCACCTACACCAGGAGCTGCAAACGTACAGTTATCATAAGCAATATGTAATCTATTTTGTTCTGACCAGATTACTTGGTCACTTGTCATCGGAAGCTCAGCTCCTACCATTCTTAAGAATCCAGATAAAGTTCTATTACCGTATCTTTCAACCTCTTGTTCGTAGATTTCTGGCAAATATTGCTGTGCGAATGTTACTCCACCTCCAGCAAAATTTAAATAATTCGTAGCAAGTATTTGTTGTACCTGACTAGGGATTATCGTTCCAAATTGGGGATTTAAAGGCATAATTTTAAATTTTAATTGTTAAATGTTCGTTTAATTTTCAATTTTGATGAATCTGTTCCACTAATAGCTCTCACCTTTAATCCATCTATAAACACGTCCCCTTGGGCAACTTGCCTCGGCGCATCTTTAGCTGGGTTCTTGGATTGCTTGACCATGTCTTTAACACCATCAGCTTTCCCTTGTTCATAAAAGTGACTTGCTAATTTGTCAGCATTCATAGCAGCATATAAAGCTTTATGATAACCTGGAGTATCATTGATATTTCCTTCTTTATCAACAAATTTGTTAATAAAATTATTAATATCAGATTGACTCTTAGCTATTTTAGAAGGATCTTGAACTTTATACCTAAATTTTTTCTCACCTACAGAATAATCAAAACCTTTGAATTCTGTATCAAATAAATCTTCGGTCCGCTTTTGAAACGCTTCGTGACTTTGCTTTATAGTTTCTTGCTGTTTATTATAACGATTGAAAAAATCTGTAGCTTTTTGTTGTTCTTGTGTTACTCCAGGACGTTGTTTAATATCAGCATAATATTTACTTTTTAAACTTTCTAAATCCTTTTTCGCATAAGCAACTTCTTCTTTATAAGCTAGCTTTTTTCTACGTATATCTCTTTCTTCATCTACATCCTCATCTACAAGAAATTTATCTTCAATTAAGAAGTTAATTTCATCTTGTGATAAATGAGGTTTCGATTGCTTGTAATATTCATGTAATAAAGAATTGTCATCTAATTTGTCATAATCTCTATTAAGCTTAACATAGTCCTCTACTGTTCCACCTGTTTCGCTCATAAACTTTACAAGTTTATCAACATTTTGTGGTAGTTGTTGTGTTTCCACAACAGGCTCTTTAGTTATTTCTTGAATATTTTCAATTTTTTCTGGAGTAGTTTCTTCAACCTCTTCAATTATTTCTTCGATCGGAGTTTGCACCTCAACTTCTGCAACGGGCTCTGTCTTTGTATCGCTGACCCGTGTTCCTTCGTCCATTTTCTCGCCATCTCCGGCTCGTTTATCCACATCCACTCTCTCTGTTTTATGCTCTTGAACGGCATCTGTTTTTGGTTTTGTTAAATCTACTTTTATAGGAGGGGTAATTTTATTATTCCCTTCTAAAGATGTATCTACTTTAGATAAATCTACTTTTACTACTTCATTTTTTGACTTACTTCCTAAGTCCTTCATTTTTTTAGGCTTTGACTTTATTTTAAAGTCGCCTTCTTGTTTGACCTCTACGGCCGCTTTTTGTTCTGCCATAATAAAATATAATTAAATAATTAATAATTAAGCCATAGGAAACATTCCTTCTTGGCCTTTGTTTTCAAAATCTATAGGTAATAAATCATTATTTCTTTGATCTATCATTTCACTTTGTTGTGTTCCTTGGATTTTAACTCGTTTGTCTTTTCTATTTTCTATTTCTTTTTCTTTTCCTTGTTCTGCTTGCATTTTCATTTGCTCTAATTGCAATTGATAATTAAATTCTTCTGCCATTAATTGACGTTTAATTTCTGCTTCAGTTTGCATACGTTGAATTTCAAATTGGGATTTACCTTGTTCAATTTGTAATTCTTTTTCAGCCAATGCTTGTTGTTTTTGTAATTCTACTTCAGCTGCTTTTTGGGCTGCATCAGCATTTGCAGCCGCAGTTAATTGAATCTGACGTTCTTGTATTTGTTGATCACGTTGTTGTTTTTGTTTACGTTTTTGTTTTAATAATTGATTAGCCAATTTTAAATTACGTATCTGTCTAATATCTATTGCATCTTCTAAATCAATACCTCCGCCTGATAAAGCTACTTGAATATTTTGCTCTAATTGAGCTTTTTCTTCTTCATCGGGTTCTAAATCTAAAAATATACCAAAATCGTGTAAAGATAAATGATCAATTTCCCTTAATGTTTCTGTATCAAAAGTAGAAATACTTTCTTTTAAAGCATTAGCAGTTAATGGATATTCTAACATATCGCTAATTTTTTTAGCAATATTTTCACATGCTCTTAAGGTTAACCATAAGCTAGCGTTATTAATATGCTTAGTAGCAATATTAGATTGTTGCGCTGCAATTTTTTGAAGCCCTACTAAAGTATCTCTATCGGGTAAACTACCATCTCTAGCTTCATTTAATCCGGTTACATCTCTTATCATTTGTAAATAATAATTATATGTTTGAATTAAACTTTGGATCTTGGCTTGACCAGAGTT